GATCTGGATGCCGTGGGCGAGGCGATTGACGGATTGCTGATCAAGGCGATTGGCGAGGGTCGAAGTCTTGCCGCATGACGTGGGCAAAATGTGGGCACGGATGGGCACGGCTTACCAGATCATTGGCAGTCCGAGGCATTGGCGCGCCCACCGTTCCACGGCCAGATTCTCCTCGGCGTCGCCAAGCAGCAGGAGGAATCCGGCGTTCTTTCCGAGCGAAGCGGGTTCCAGCTTCTTGATCACACCACGCTCCTGAAGGAACAGCCAAGCGTTGCTGATGTTCGTCTTGACTGTGTTCTCGCGCTTCTTCATCTCTTTATCGGCATTCTCGCCCATGGACTGCTCCGGCGTGAGCAGAATCATTCCGTATGCGTCGGCGATGGCGCGCCAGCCGAGCGTGTAGTAGCGGCATGGCGCGTTGACCTTGCGCAGTTTCTCCGGCGGCTGGTTGCGTTCGCGGTCCCAGTCGTAGGTCATGGAGCACATGAAGGAGATTGCGAGTTGCGCAGTGGTATAGCAGGTCAGGTTGTCTCCGCGCTTCTTGGCGAGGCGTCCGGTGCGGTTTAGGTCGTAAAGGGCTTGCGTGTTCTGGTATCCCATGTCTTCCATGTCTTTCCCTCCATGCTTTGCCTTAGAATGGTGCATGGAGAATCTAGCTGGTTTTCCGTCGCCCCGATTTGCTCTGGTCAGCGTCGGGGCTTTTTCGTTTATAACTGCATTATAATTGCACTCGAAAGTATAAGTCAAATTGCACAGCGAGTAAAATTGCAAAAGGGAAAATAGAGACGTTCGGTGCAATCGCAATTGCACATATATAAGACTCTACAAGTTTTAACATTCTTTTTATAAGGCAGCAATATAAAAAGCCCCACAAATGTGGGGCTTCGATCTATGCTTATTTGAGGTCTGCATCACCGTCTGCCGGACAATGCGCCATCTCCTCTCCGTCGACGGTAAGGGCCAATGTCCAAGTGAGGTTCCCTTCCTTCTGGTGAATCATCGTGTCTGGAATATTGGTCTCGAATACGGGTTGGTCGTCTGACGTGGTCCAACCTGGGTATGTGTTGCTCTCGTTGGTTTTTAGGTTTGTTATCTCACGCTTTGTTCCTTCTGTGGCTAGATAATCAGCAAGGTTTATCTGATACCAAGTGCCGTCGTCTCCGGGATTCTTGATGAGGAACGTGTAAGCGTAAAACTGCGAGGCCGCCAAATCCTTGACTTTATCGTAACCGTCAATCGAGATTCCAAGATATTGTCCTGTGGTTTCCAATCTGGCGGACGGCATCAATTCGGAATCGCCATCGCATGAGCCGGACAGTCCGCTTGCGATTGGCGTTCCGTCTTCTCCGTTATCAGAGTCACCGCCTGCATATTCCTGCGAATCAGTCTGATTGTCTGAATTCGTTGCCTGTTCTTCGTCGGTTGTGTCGTTCTCGCCGCACGCCACCATTGTCATCACCAGCATTGCGGCCAGCGTTGCAGCTATCGTCTTCTTCATATATAAGACTTCCCTTCTCCAAGTCGTAAAATATTACGCACATTTTACGCCGGCGTGATGGTTCGCCGGTAATCCTCCAACACCTGCGTGGTCACGTTGAGCTCGTCTGCGATCTGCCATTCGTACTCGTACATGCGTTCGAGCAGTGCGAGCTCGGCAGGGTTGACGAGCGTGAGGGCGGTCTGCGTTCGCGCCCGTCGCTCCAGTTTCGAACTATCGTTCGCGCAGCCGGTGTCGCCATGCCGCCAGTGCAGGAGTTCGTGCACTAGTGTGCAGCGTTTCGCCGTGTAGGTGAGCCGTCGGTCTATGAGGATGACGCGGTTTTCGTTGTCGTAGCAGCCCCATAGTCCGTCCGGCAGTATGGTGCTGGATACGGTGACGGGCAGGCCGATGATGGCGCGGCGCATGGCCCCGTACGTCATGCGCCGGTCGATCGGCAGGTCAGGCAGGCTCGTCGTAATCCGGCCCAGCCTCTCCATCGATCGCCTCCTGCTTGCCGGCTGCGTTATAGGCGGCAAGACCATAACCGCCTGCCTGCGCTTTCCTCTCGGCAGCTTCAACGGCATGGCGTTTGGAGTCCATCACGATGTCCCCGATGGATACGCCGGTCACTTCGCTGATGCGTTCCAGGTCACTCAGGTTGAGCGGGCGCGTGAAGTTCTGCCGTTTGTACCAGTAGTCCTCGCCGAAGCCGCAGGCCTTGGCAAAATCCTTGACGGTCATGCCGCTTGCCTTTTGGAGCCTGACGCACTCTCGCATGACCTGTTTCGCGAATGTGGTCACTTCGTTTGCTTTCATACCCATGCCTCCATTATAGCCAATTACGTAGTCATTGTGTACAAATTGTAAAGAACTATGCAATTTCATAGACTTTACTCTACGAATTTGCGTAGAGTAAAAACTGTCGAAAGGAAAAACGAGATGTTGAGCACCAAGAAGACCAAGACCCCTGACCACTACCCGTGCGGCCACATGCGCGGCCCCGGCTGGCATGACTGGCGCGCATGCCTCACCAAACAGGGAATCGAGGAGGATGAATGGCCGGTCTGACGGAAACAGCAACCAGAAACCTCAAAGCGGAACTCGCCAGACACGACAAGACACCAAAAGACCTAGCAAAAGCATGGGGCCTTGAAATCAGAGCCGTAAACAACAGGCTCAAAGGCCACACGCCACTCTCGACGGACGAAATCGAAAAAGCTGCGGCCATGCTCGACATGGAACCTGAAAACCTCGTCATGCTCCTCATCCAGCCGATCGACAGCATCAAACAATTCAAAGCCTAAGGAACCCGAACATGAGCCAGCAACTGTTGAACCCGCCAAAACCGCCGACGCTCCACGAACCCGGATGCCTGCTGCTCGCATCAAGCGGCTTCTACATCCGCCTCCATGAGGACGGCAGCGCCAGCCTCGTGGACGGCATTCAAGACGTCACCCTCGCGGACTTCACCTCGGCGGAAATCGAAGACATCGCCTACAACCTCTCCAACAAGATCGGAGCAACAAGATGACATTCCTGGAACGACGAGATCAGATCCTCCAGAATCTGCGCGACCTGTTCACCCAGCTCAGCGAGGAGACTGACGAGACCAGGCGGACGCAAATCGAAGCGAAATGCCGTGAACAACTCGACCTGCTCGAACTCAACGACAAGGTGGGAAACACAAGATGAGCTGGATGGACGACGGCGGATTCGATATGCAGGCCTTCACCGCCCAGGACGGCAGACCGATGGCTCGAATGAGCTTCCGCACATCGACCGGCCAATACTACTTCAACTTCACTAAGACCGAAGTGCAGCGCGTCCGACGCGAATGCAATCGAATCCTCAAGGAAATGGAAGCAAGCAAATGACCAGCCATGACCAACTGCACGACAGCGGACAGGCAGGAAACACGAAACCGAACTACACGCTCCGCCGCGTCAAGACCCTGCTCGCCATCATCGCCTGCACCGCATCGGCGACACTGCTTTTCACTTGGCGGACGGCGGACTCACAGACCGCCACCGTCCTCGTCAGCATCATCTACATTCTGACCGTCCTATGGCTGACCGTGCGGTTCGCGCCACGCGACTAAAGACTTCCCACCAGCCGACGATGAGTGACGATCTGCTCACGCCAGGCGAACTGGCCGTCATGCTCGGCATGAGCGTGCGCACCCTTGCCAATTGGCGGAGTACCGGCAAGGGGCCGCCGTACTTGAAAATCGGCGTGGAACCGCCAGAAGGCCATCAGGACAGGCGCAAGGTCAGATACCAACGTCAAGTCGCGGAAAAGTGGGCATTGGCGCACAGGTATCAAAGGACGGTGGCGAGATGAAAAACGGCATGTTCGTTCCAGTGACACGGATACAGAGCAGTCCAAATGTCACAAGCGACGGGAAAGCACGCGTCGACACCGGCAAACCGACCCTCACGCAGCAGGGAATCGACGTGGACAAGCTAATCCGCGACAACCACGCGCTCATCGAAAACTTAAGGAAAGGAAAACGTTGAAACACGAATACACGGACGGCGAACTCGCCGAACTGAAGAAAATCTACGACGAGTCGGGCGAGGCAGGTCTCGACATCACGGAAATGCGGGCGTTACGCAAGGCCGGACTACTCACGAATGGCCTTCCGTCGAAACCGGAAGAACCGTCGAAACGAGACCTCATCATCGCGCACTGCAGGAAACGCATCAGCCAAGGCCAAACGTTCGACGGCAAGGAAACAGCCGAAGCGCTCAACCTAAGCCAGAAAACAGTCGGCAACATTCTCAGCCAACTCCGCAAGGAAGGACTATTGCCGGCCTTCGACAAGCACTCGCCACGCAGCAAAGCACAGAAAACAACCACAAACGGAAAGAAGAAAGAAACCATGACCACCACATCGAAAATCACAGCGGCCAACATCACCGAATCGAAGCTCACGGTAAACGACGTCACCACCGGAACCATCAGCGCCAAGCCACAAGCCGCAGCCGATCCACGCGCCACCATCGCGAACGCGCTGGTCGATATCTACGACTCCATCTCGGCATTGCAGCGTGCCGCATACCAAGCCAACGACAAGGTGGCCTACATGTTCGCCGCCAAGCTGCTGAACAGCGAAATCATGGATCTGAAAGCCAACTACTCGAAGGACGCAAAATGAAGCTCAATTTCGATAGCAAGGACGGCGTTTTCACCGTCAAGGCCGAGAACAAGGAAGAAATCACCCGACTCAAAATGTCCGCGATGGACATCGCAAATCTGATTGTCAATTACTTCGATGCCGAAATTCAGGAAGTGAAAGTGGAGAAGAAATGAAGCGTATTCCCCTCAAGGACACGGAACGCTACACGGTCGAGCGGTTCAGGCAGTGCAAGAAGACGGAACGTCATCTCGCGTGGTTGAAGAGCCGTAAGGCTGGTGTGGGCGGCTCGGACATGAGCACGATCCTCGGCCTTAACGCTTTCAAAACGCCTTACGAATTGTGGCTTGAGAAGACCGGCCGCGTGGAACCGGAGGACATTTCCGACAAGTGGGCTGTCATCCGCGGCAATGCCTTGGAGAACGAGCTTCGTAAGCGTTTCCGCGCCAATCATCCCGAGATGCTGGTCACGGACGGCACCGACAAGCAATTCATCATGCGCGGGAAGCCGTACATGCGCGCTTCCCTTGACGGCATCCTGCAAAGGGAGGACGGGAGCTTTGGAATCCTCGAAATCAAAACGGCGAGCAACCGTCGAGCGGGGGACTGGCATGACGAGGACGGCAACCTCCGAATCCCGCCATACTACTTGGCCCAGGTCGAGTTCTACGCGCTCGTGACCGGATGGACATGGGGAGTCGTGTACGCGGCCATCGGAGACGACGAGCCGGTGGAGATCCCGTTCAGGGCCGACGTGGAGGATATGGCCGCGATCGACAAGGCCGCAGCCGACTTCTGGCGTTTCGTCACTTCCGGCACTCCACCACAGTTGACCGGCGGTGACGTGCAGAAGGCGTTCCCGGAACCGACGCCGGACATCGTGGACGAAAGCGCCGACGATGACCTCTACGACCTGCTCGCGCGATACGAGAGCGCCACCGGAATGCTGAATGACATGAAGGCCACTCAGAAGGAATTGCAGGAGCAGATCATCCTGCGCATCGGCTCGCATACGGGCGTGCGCTGCGGCAACCTACAAGCCACCTACAAGCCGACGACCCGCAAGGAATACGTCGTCAAAGCCACCACATACCGCAAATTCGCATTCAAAGCCACCGAAGAAAAGGAGCAATAATCATGGGACAGATCGCACAGCAGGCGCAAGGCCGGCAGATGGTCGAAATGACGCCGAAGAAGAACCTCCAGATGCTGATGCGGAAAAGCTGGCCGCGCATCGCCAGCGTCGTCGGCAACAACATCAGCCCCGACCGCCTCTACCAGATGTGCGTGTCCGCCATCAACAAGACACCGAAACTGGCTGAATGCTCGCCGCAAAGCGTGCTCTCCTGCTTCATGACCTGCAGCGCGCTCGGATTGGAACCGTCAAACGTGGACGGATTGGGGCGGGCCTACGTGCTTCCCTTCTACAACAAGAAATCCGGCGGAATGGAAGCCACGTTCATCATGGGCTACCGTGGCATGATCGACTTGGCGCGACGTAGCGGCCAGCTCGTGGACATCAGCGCCCGCGCCGTACACCAGGGAGACGAATTCTCATACTCGTATGGTCTGAACGAGGAGCTGCACCACGTGCCATGCGCCAACCCCGGCGAACTGAGCCACGTGTACATGGTCGCGCATTTCAAGGACGGCGGACACTACTTCCTCGTCCTTAACCGTCAGGAGATCGAGCAGGCGAGGGCACGCAGCAAGAGCGGCAATTTCGGCCCGTGGAAGACCGATTACGAGGCCATGGCGAAGAAGACCGCCATCCGTCGTGCCGCACCTTATCTGCCGCTTACCGTGCAGGCGCAGACCGCCGCCTCCAATGATGACACCACGCCTGACTACGGCGACGTGTTCCAACCTGTGCTCGATGACGATAGCGCCGACGAAGCCGATGACGTGACCGCCGAAGTCATGGAAGCGGACATGCCGGAGGATACCGAAGCCGACGTGAAGGAGGCCGAGTGATGGCAGTGGAGAAGGCCGATGCCGCGATGATCGTAAATCGGCTCAGAGTTGCGCGTGAGCTTGAAGATGATTGTCTGAAGCAGCTTGTCGATGCCGAGCCCGACGAGGACGGCATCTACCGTGACGCGCAAGGCGCTTTATGGGTGCACTGCATCGATTCGTGGAAGCAGCTTTTCGTCAGCTATGGCGCAAGCACCTTCGATTTGGGCATAGCCAGGAATTGGAAGTCTCTCGTGAAGAACAGCGAGCCGACTGAAAGAATGCCGTTTCGTTTCATCACGCCGCTTACCGAGGAAGAGGGGAACTTCTGATGGTTGGAGAAACCGTTATCACGATCGTCGGCAATCTGACCGCCGACCCGGAATTGCGCACGACGTCCGCTGGCGCGCAGGTCGCGTCGTTCACGATCGCCAGCACGCCGCGCTCCTGGAACCGTAATACGAACCAGTTCGAAGACGGTCAGGCTTTGTTCATGCGCTGCTCCGCGTGGCGCGACATGGCTGATCATTGCGTCCGCTCCCTCGCGAAGGGCATGCGTGTGATCGCGCAGGGTCGTTTGCAGCAGCGTTCCTATCAGGCGCAGGACGGTTCCAACCGCACGGTCATCGAATTGCAGGTCGATGAGATCGGCCCGTCCCTGCGTTATGCGGCGGCTCAGGTGCAGAAGATGCAGTCAGGCGGATACCAGGGCGGCAACGCCAACGGTGGCGGCTATCAGCAGGCACAACAGCAGTCGCAGGCTCCGGCCGATGATCCGTGGGGCGCTCCGGCTGGAGAGCCTGACTTCTGATGATGCGTGAGTGGATTGAGCCGCCGGACGTGCTGCCGGTCTGTCACAAACATGGGTGCGCGCTGTATCCGGCGCGCCCCATCCCATGCCCCGAATGCGAAATCGAAGCCGAAGAACAGGAGGTTGACCAATGAGCGGCACGCCGCGCAAGCGCAGCCGCAGGACCGCGAAGGACAACGGCACGCGCATGGAAACCGCAGTCGAATCCTACTTGCAGTGGGCATTGGGGGACATGCGCATCCAACGACTGCGACTCCACGGAAGCAAGGACATCGGAGACATCGGCAACGTGTACTGGCACGGCCGGCCCGTGTGCATCGAAGTGAAATGGACGCAAACCATGGACGCGCCGCAGCATATGCGCGAGGCCGTCAAGGAAGCGGGAAACATGGACTCGCCCTACCCGTGGGTCGTCCAGAAGAAGGCGGGCGTGGGACTCACGTCCATGCACAAGCTCGGACAACAGCACGCCTACACCACCACCGAAGTGATGGACGCGATGCTCAGGCTCTCGCCATCGGCATTGCGCGCGCGAATCAAACCCGAACCATTGGGAAGGAAGAAAACCATGCGACTGATCACATTGCAGGAGTTCGCATTGATACTCAACAGTGGATTGCCGCTCGGCCCGGACACGGAGGAATGATGGCGACTAACATCACGCAGAAAGACAAGACGCTCAACGAGATCATCGACTGGGCGAAAAGTCGCTGTCATGAAGCCGGACTTTCCAGATTCGATGTCCGCAGAAAGAGCGACCGAGACTTCTATGACGGCCAAGTTAACGCATTCCATGAAATGCTAGAGCTTTGCCGTTCCATGCTTGGCTATTCCGGCTCCATGCCGTCCGAGGTGCCGAATCAAAGCGAGGACGCGGAATGAGCGACTACCGCGATGGATACGTGCAGGCCATATGCGAAATAGGCGCAATCGCCTATGAAAGAGCGGCAGAAGCCCGACGCCGAGAAGGACTGGCATATGAGGCCGAGGAATACGAGAAGGAGTCATTTTGGCATGCGGTGGCCGTCACCGCCGAAATGTTCTACGACTACTGCCAAGAACGACGTGACAAGGAGGACACGGAATGAGCAGGACTGAAACCACTGCCATGCTGTCCAAGCTGGTCGAGAAGAGATTGAGGAATCAGACCGCGTTTTGGGCGAGTGAGGTCAATTTCGACCGGAACACGCCTGACGATAGGCGAGTGGATTACGTTGGCTTCAAGCCATGGAACATCAACGGCGAGCCAGTGCCCGCAAGCGTGGAGAAAGGCTGCTTCGGATTCTACGAAGTGAAGTCATGCATGGCCGACTTCACGAGCGGCAACGGCCTGACCTTCTACGGCGACCAGAATTACCTGGTCTGCACGAAGGAACTGTGCGACGAGATCGTATGGCAGAAGATGGTGCCCGAGCGCGTGAACGCGATCCTTACCCCCGATTCGACCGGCTCGAAACTGATTCTCGGCCACGTGCAGTCATACAACGACATGTCATACCGGAGACGTCCGGCAAGCGAAATCCTCTGGGCAATGGTCAAAGCAAACGGAAAGAGGACAAATTGAGTATCTCAGAGGATGAAGCCGAAAAGGTGTACCCGACCGAGTACTGGAATGACGGTTCGGGCTGCAAGAAGGTTTTCGCTGCCAATACTGACGATTTGCAGGAAGCCTATATTCGAGGCCGCGAAGCGCCACCGTCTGACGTTGAGGTGGAGGCCGTGGCGAAAAAACTGCTGTGGTGGGACATGGCACCAGCCTGGGAAGACGTCATGCCCAGTGAGGACTGCTTCTGGACTCTGGCCGAGCCGGAGATGCGAGCCAATTACATCAGGGACGCTCGGGAAATGCTCGAAATCGCACGGAAGGCGGTAAGCGAATGAGCAAAACGATCAAATATGTGGAATGCGCCCACTGCGGAGAGGTTGTCGGCACATATTACGTGACCTGCCCATACTGCGGATACAAGCTGTCCGTGCGCAAGCCGACTGGCATGGACCCGCAGGATGGCATGACCGACAGCGAATTCTACAAACGATTCTGGAGCATGTGAAAGGAGTAATGAGATGGGCCATTTTCAGATTCCAGTCTCGTGGTATCGGGACGAAACGATGCTGCATCTCATGGACAAGAACCCCGCATCCATAGGCGTTTACGTGATGATGATCTCTTGGTGTTCAGACAACAAAAGCTACGGAGATATCCCCTACGTAGACTTCCGATATGTCCTTGACGGGGAGGATGAAGAGCTTCAAGCGCTTATAGATGCAGGACTCATCACGAAGACTGAAAAAATTCGCCTCAACCGTCCCGTCTACCACATCAAGAGCTTCAGGCGCTTCGACCCACGGTCAAGGAAGCCGATCAGCAATAAGCTACGCAAGATGGTATACGAACGTGACCATTGCCGTTGCGTCGCATGCGGAGCCACCGATCATCTGAGCCTTGACCACATCATTCCGTGGAGTCTTGGCGGCGAGGACACCATGGAGAATCTTCAGACCATGTGCCGCTCGTGCAACTCAAGGAAAGGGAACAGGGTCGATGTGGTTCAAGGTGGATGATTCTTTCTTCTCGAACCCGAAGACCGCGATGCTGTCTGACGGGGCAACCGCATTATGGCTCCGTTCCGGCTCATGGTCGGCGCAACAATTGACGGACGGGTTCATTCCCGCCCGCATGGTGCCGATGTTCCGCGGCTCCGATGATTCCGTGCGCGAACTGTGCGATGTCGGATTGTGGGAGCGTGACGACGAAAGGGATGGCTACCGGTTCCACGATTGGAGCGACTATCAGCCGGACGGGGAGGAAGTGGACGCTCTGCGCCGGAAGCGGAGCGAAGCGGGCAAGAGGGGCGCGAACAGTCGTTGGAAACGGAAAACCGTTGACGAAAATGGCAAAAATGGCAAAACCGATGGCAAATGCCATGGCAAACCTATGGCAAACGCATGGCAAACCGATGGCAAGTCGATGGCAAACTCATGCCCCGTTCCCGTACCCGTACCCGATAAGAAAGAGAAAGAAGAATATTCTTCTTCTTTCTCCAAAGAAACCGGCGTGACTGAATTTGGCGATTCGTGGGATTGTCGCGAAGTCGCCAACAAGACCATAGCCGTGGAATATCCGAACCTCGACCTCGAATCCGCATGGTTCGCATTCGCAGGCCGCCACCAAGACGAAACACGCGCCATCGGTGATTGGACGCGACTGTGGAAAGGCTGGTGCCAACGCCGCGCCAACATGAGCGGCATACCACCCTCGAAACGACACATACACACGTGGAAATGCCGCCACGTGCTCGAAGCACTCGGACGCGACGAAGAAACCGCACAGGCAGACGAAAAGGCCTGCGAATTAGCCGACAAACTCAACAAGGAGAAATCATGAAACACGATAAACCGGAAACCATGTACAGCTTGGAATGGTTGGAACACGAGCGTCGCAAAGCATGGCAGGAAGGCTACACGGCCGGATGGAAAGACCAGGAATGCGACTTTCCGCAATATACAAGCGAAAACCCGTACAAGGAGACCGTCGAATGAAACGCAACCCGTTTGAAATCGCGTTCGGCATCGTATTGACGGTCTGCCTGTGCGTCGCCCCGATCATCATATTCACAATCAGTTAAGGAGTTCCAAAAAATGAGTGACAACGTCAACCGCCAGACAAGGAAGGAAACACTCGAAATGAGAAAACGCAAACCACTCGCGCTCGCCGGCATCGGCCTTGCCGCCATCACCATGCTCCTGCTCACACCGGTATTCCTCCTCGCGCTCGCGGGATGCGGAAGCGCGTCCAAGACGTCGGCCCCAGCCCACGCCATCGCCGCCACCGGCACCACATGCTCCAAAAGGTCCAGCGACGACATCAAGGAATGCATCGTCACACTGTCCGACACGAGGCAAGTGGTCTGCGTCGTCTACGCGGGCTACCAGAAGGGCGGCCTGTCATGCGACTGGGACCATGTGAGCGGCGCGGACAAGGAGCCGGCAAGATGAGCTACAACGTCGTCACCCGGCAAGGCGTCAGAACGTTCGAGGACATCGACGATGCTGGCGACTACGCGCAGGCCATGTCCTTGAGGACTGGCGAACCGGTCAAGGTGTTCCATGCCGATACCGGACTGGCCGCATTCACAGTCAAAACAAAGAAGGAAACGAAATGAAAGTCAAGAAAACCCTCATGGACATGATCGTCAAGTGGCATCAGGCCGGCTATGCGCTCGACGAGATCGCGCCGCTCGTGCCGCAAGTGCCGAAAGCGGAAGTCGCCGCGATCATCCACCAGTACGACAAGGAGACCCGACTTTGACCGACTGCCAGCACTGCCACAAGCCCATGAAACAGGCGTCGGACAATCTGCTCTGCGCAAACTGCCGCACAGACTACTGGACGCTGATCCGCCAGCTTGGACACATCCAGCTCCCGACCCTGCGAAGCATCATGCTCCGACAAGCGCACATCGGCCCCACAGGCCACACGCCCAATCGCGGTAGTGCGCCACTGCCCATCGATACCCATGCGCAGGACCTCATCGCAGACAGCGAGGCATGGTTGGCCGAACAGGCAGGCAAAATACGCGCCGCATACGCCGCATACGATTGGCGTAAAGCATGGTATGCCATCATCAGCAACCGGCACACCATCCTCAACATGAGCACAGCAGCAGACGACTACGCCGCCCTGGAACACATCATCCGACGCAACGAACGAGCATTGACCACGGAAGACGAGCTCATAATCCTCGGCACCTGCCCAAAATGTGACAGCATGCTCACCGGCACGCCAGAAGCAGAATCTGTCACATGCCAAGGCTGCAAATGGCAAGGCAGAGTCCAAGCCATCAAAGCCGAACGCGACAACAAACTCTGGCAACTCGAATACACCGGAAAACCAATCGAAGTAGCACGCTACCTCACCAAAATGGACATCCACTGCACCAGCGACCAGATCCGCCAATGGCTCACCAGAGGCAAACTGCACGCCACGCCGACAAAACACAAAGGAGAGTACGTGTTCAACCTCGGAGAAATAACCGCCATGCTTGACTGTCACAATTAAAATGCTATACTGTCGTATGTTCGTAGAATGGTTCAGCCGGAAATGGTTGGACCATTCTTCATATCCAGCTGCATTCGCTATAATCATCTCTGTCCGGCATGGAGCCACTAGCAACCCTTGGGGCCGGCACGCCGCAGGACGCCGACCATGGCGGCGACACCCGTCGTGTCGGTAGCCCATGAATCGGGGGTGGCCAGTCAGGGGACCTTCGCGGGAGACGTACCCTGGACATGCCGGACACTCCCACCACCTCAGAGGCTGGAGGCGTCTGCCGTGAGTCTTCGTCGATGCGCCTGGCACAACTGCCCACAACTCGTCAAACAAGGCACACGCTTCTGTGCCATCCACACACACGCATACGAGCGGCAGCGTGGCAGCTCAACAGCAAGAGGATACGACGCGGCACACCGCCACCTCCGCAGGGCATGGGAGGCACGACTAGCCACAGTCGAAACACACATCTGCGCCAAATGCGGACAGCCAGTCACGGCCGCGGACCAATGGGACCTCGGCCACACAGACAACAGACAAAGCTGGACAGGCCCGGAACACAGACACTGCAACAGGAAAGACGGACAGCACAAAGCAACCGCAAGCGCCGAACACTGGACACGACACCAAGCCAAGCCACTGCAGCAACCACAGTCGCAACCAACAGGCAAACCACAAACGCAAACACGACACGACACAAACGAATCAAACGCAAGCAGACAAGCCAGACAAGCACACACAACAAAAACAACAAAACACACGCCAAAACAGGAAAAAATACAATCAACCAACCTGCCAACACCCCTAGGGGGGTACCCCGAACGGCAAGGCCAAGACCGC